GCCGATGCCGTGATTGAATCAATTGTCAATTCGACGCGGATATCGTATGCGTCGCCGGTGTTGATCGGTAAAATTTTATCATTGACAACATCCCACAATTCCGAAGATCCGCGAATTTCGCGCGGCAAATATCCGGATTCGGAATTCGCATGTCCGCCGTCGATTTGCAATTTCGCCGGTGTTGTTGTGAATGTTTGTGTTGCCGGTGTTGTTCCGGCGTCTTTGTAATATGCCCAACCGCCAACCGAATACAATTCAGTGTTATTCGCTTCGATCTTTTCAAATGTGTCGCGCAATCCGTCACCGGTTCCGTCGTTTGCAACTGTTCCAATATTTAATGGTGTTTGTGCCATGATTTTTGTGTTTATTTTTTAGTTATTATCCGCCGTTAAAAAATTATTATCCGATGTGATCACGTTATTATCCGCCGTGAGTGTGTTCGCCGTTTGCGTGATCAACACGCCAATTGTTGTTCCGTTGTTTGTTATATCCAAACGCATTTGTCGCGCGTCCGGTGCGCCATTATACACATCGAAAACACATTCAACAACACCGCCAACAACGGACGCCGTCATCCATGAATAATCCAATGTACCTAATGGTGTATAATTAAACGTTGCACCGGTGACATTTGCAACATTCAACACTTCGGTTTTAGCGCGATAATCGGTGATAATTTGTTGACTATTTTTTGCAGCTTTGACCGTTCCGATTGGAATGTCTGAAAAGAAATTAAACAAATCAAAATCCGTCCATCCGGTTGTTAAATTGGTTGCGTATTTCTCTATCCGGAAAAATGAATCACCGATTTTCAACACGTCATTCAATGACAATGCCAATTGAATTCGTTCCGGCAAAAATGCGCCATACTTGTATTTCCTTTTTTTGATATTGAATACTTCGTCAATATAAGATGAATAATGATTTGTGTATAAATTCAAATTTAAAAATGTTCCGGTGTATGGATTTTTTTCCGCCGAAAATGTTGTTGAATATAATGGATTCACAATGTCGTTTGCGCATGATGGATTGTTGATGATCGAAACCAATTCTTTTGATGATCCGTTCCAAAATCCAATCGGTTTGATTGATGATTGTCCGGTACGGATCGCATAATGAATGAACGGTTTCGGAACAACGGTTTCAAATGATTCATCAATTGCCGCGCCATACATACAATTCGATGGAACGTTGTCCGTTTGATCATACAACCGTTCGATTGGGATTTGTTCAAATCCAATTTCAAGTGTGAATGATTCACCGTCCAACGGATCACCATTTTCATCTTCCAATGAAACTTCTTCGTCACCAAATCCGCGCCCAAAATTATTGCGATATGCGATCCCTTGCAGCGTTTGACCTTCGGCAAATGTGAAACCAATTTCATTGAAGATTTCACCACGTTTGACAACATGTGATTCGCCGTCGATGTATGGTGTGATATCATGTAATTCACCGGAATCGTAAAACGAATCAATTGTGTTCACATAGTACGAATCGGAACCCAACGGAATCACAATCAATTTGAACATAGCAAAGATCGATTTCATGAATTCGATGATCTTCATTTTTGGAATATTGTCATTGATTTTGAAAAATGCCAATTGCGTGTTTGACGCTGCCAACGTTTCCGCGATCACTTGACCGGATAATGTTCGCGCGTCCGTTTGTAATGACGCGGAATACTCAAAATCGTATGCGGATGAAACGGTGAAATATATTTGATATGTGCGATAATCCGAAGATCCATCGCCTTGAACATGCCACGGATGATCGAAATTGTTGTAATTTGTCACGGCGTTTTCTTCGGTGTGCAATTCGCCATCCGCATACCATCGAACGGTGAACGGTACGGATTCATATCCCGCCGCCGGTGTGATCTGTAAATACAATTTGAACCATTCGCCGGTTGACGAATTCACGGTGTATGATCCGGTGTTTGAAATCAACGACATCCAAACGTCCAACCCGTCAGGATTTGATGTCCAATCGATTATTTCTTCGGTTCCGGTTGGTTTTCGATCCTTCGAATTATTCAACCACAAATATAATTGTTGGAATTCTTGATGTCCAAAAAATTCGCGCGAAAACGTCACGTTGTATTGCGTTTCGATTTGTTCGATGATCTTGATCAAACGAATTGACGGATTCAAATCCAACCATTGCAATCCGGTGTTTGCGCCGCCATCATACGAAATATTCACCAACGTATCGGTGACGGTATTATCCGCCGGTTCCGGATTGACATACAATTGTTTTTTGGATAACGGTGTGTAAACAATATCGCGATCCGGTGTGATCCCGTCTTGCAATCCCAACAAAACATTTGCCGGTGTATATGAATGATCAAATGTTGACAAATCCAATGCCGACAATTCATCTTTTCCAAATGATTTTTTGATCGATGATAATTCACCAAAAAATTGAATTGTGTATGATGTTGCGCGTCCGTTTTCAATCTTGACATCAACCAACCTAAATGTTCCTTTTTTGAACGGCTTGCCTTTAAATTCTATACTTCCGGCAACCTTGATCCGCGCATCGAATGAATTATCGATGTCTGAAATGTACCAATGTCTGAAAATAAGATTGTTTGCAGCATCCGCCGGAACGGAAAATGTCCGCGTGAATGCATTGGTGTTTTTTGTGATGTCTTTTATATCAACAACCGATTCAATGATCGAAATATTTTCGTCGCTAAAAAGTGAAATTTCTTCGCCTTGTATGAATAACTTTGCAAACATTGTTAATAATTTTGATTTGAACTTGACATCATGTTGTTATATTTGTCTTGTTGTTGTTGTGCTATTCCCAACACGCGATTTGAAACATACATTGTTTTCGATCGCGTGTTTTTTTATATCGTATTTATTAAATCAAACGCGTATTCGAATTCGATTGAATATTGAATCAAATCATCATTCGTTGTGTTTTTGAATCCGGTTGATTGTGTCAAAACCTTCAACGGTTTCAATTGATCACCGATCCGTTCCCAACAACGTTTTGTCAACATCAATTCAGTCAACGTGTCGTTGAATGATTCATCAACCCATCCGGAATACGCCGAAAACGATTTGGATCCATTGGGATTGATTGTACGCGATTGGTGATACCCATCCGCCGGTTGTCCGCCGTTTGATTTGAAGGATTGATTTGTGATCTTGACTTTGTCTTTTCGTTCCTTGAATAATGTGATCGATTGATCACACCCGTATCGATTCACGAAAACAATTTCCGTTGGTTGATATCTTTGTTCATCAATTACATTCAATGTGATGATCGTTTGCGGCGTCAAATCACCATATGCAATCTCGATGGTTGTATCTTCATTTGTTTCCGATGTGTCAACACTCAAATATTGAATAACTTCATTAGAATGGTTTGAAATCGTTTTTGTGATGTTGTGTGTCATTTCATTATCCGGATATGAATAAACCGACAATTTTTGAAGATCTTCATTTGGACAATATATCGGAACCATGAACCGTGAATTTCTTGCCACATTGAATTCGCGTCCATCGATCGCTAAATATTCCGGAACCGAAACAACGTTCAATCCTTCATCGCCGAATGAATAACCGGCACCCGCAAACGTTGTGTCGGACGCATACAAAACACCGGTGTCCGATGCGTCGGGCGTTAAATATTCAACCGTAATTCGGATCCACACACCGCGATTCGAATCCGATAATTGTGTACCAATGACCGTTGAATGGTTTAGCGATATGTAATCATTGATGTATGCATTCAACGGGATTGTTGAATTACCGGATGATGAATTCGAATTGGTAATCGTCACCGAATATGTTGCCGTCACCGGAACATCCGTTTTCAATCCCGTCCAAATATACAACTTCAATGTGTATGATGTGCAAATTTCACCGGTCAATGGTGAAACAAATGGCGTGATGTAATTGTAATTTGAAATTGTCCGTATCATAATAATTTTAATATATCTTTTCCGAATGCATCATATAAATTTTTTTGCAATATCTTCAATTGACGTTCAAACGGACGCGTGAAAAATAATGTTGTTTTCAATCCCGTGTGAAATACATGTTTTTGCAATGCAAATTTCAATGATCTGCGTGATGTGAATTGTTTTTTTTCATTTCGCGGAACCATTTTTCCGCCGGATTTCACAATCCATTTGTCAAACACTTTTATCGGCGGCTTTTTCTTTTTGTATCTGAACGATTTGGTTGTGACTTTTTTCAGTTTCCAAGATGTTCCGTCCGCTTTTTTTCCGCCTTTTCCTTTGACACCTTGATCAACATACATTCCATATTCCAACATCTCAAATGGAACTTCGAATCCTTTTTTCGTCTTTTTTACCGATCCTTTGACCGATTGTTGCAACGATCTGGACGATGATTTTTTCTTGATATTACGACGCGCGTTCTTTTGAACTTTATTTTTGAAATCGAAAAGTTCTTTTTCAACGTTTACGAACATAATGTGATCGATGTATTTGGTGTGATAACTGAAATCGACATTGACCAACCATCCAAAACGTTTTCTTTTTCTTCTAATATGATATCCAAATCCGGATCCGCCGTTGCAACAATGTTATTCTTTGGAAAATCACGGTTCATGATCAACCAAATCCGATTCAAACACGCTTCGGTTTCGTTCAAATTGTCAATCTCGTTGTCGTTTCCGAAAAACTTATCATTCGTGACTTCGGGATTGATGTCGCGCGGTGCCAAACATGATAATGTCACATCGAATTGTTTCATTTGTGTTGATGGATATGATGCGCCGGTGACAACAACATCAAATAATGGATATAAATTTGAAATGAATTCGTCTGTATTTACGAAACCTTTATTCGTTACCGTCGAAATGTACGGATCCGCGTCCGCCAATTGTTTTATATATCTTAATAATTCAGAATAATTGTTCATATTCTTGTCTTTAGTTTATTCGCGTGTTTGTCGCGCAAATGTGATTCCAATTCGGCGCGATCTTTTTTGTGCGCCAAAAATGTCAATATTTCATGGATCGGTTTTTCATATACGGAATCCAATTTCATTAAATCCGATTGCGCGAGTTCAAACATGGTTGCATACCAACCCCACTTCAACCAAAATGATTCCGCGATTTTTCCTTCGCTTGTACCGCTTGCAAATACTTCCGGATATAATTGTTTAATTCGTTCGTCAAATTCGAAAAAAAAACAATCGCACCATTCATGATCGACGCCGGAATCATTTTCATCTTTTCACAATGTTCATCCGTTCCGTTATATTTTGCAATTTGATATGTGTCAAATAATTCCGAAACAATTGGACGGAATAATATTGCTGCGGTTCGATGCAGCGTGTCCGGTTCAAATGAATAATCGCGCAAATTTGTATATTCACCGCCGGTCATTTTATCCAAGTTAGGATGAAATCCATATTCAACACCATCCAAAACAAAACGCGGTTTGAATTCACCTTGTTTATTCAATGCTTCATTGATCATGTCATTCAACCGATTCAAATCTTTGCGTTCTAATAATTCGACTTCGTCTTTTTTCAACGATGTGAATATTGAAACCTTTTCAACGATGGATCGATGATCATCAAATGATTCCGGATCGGATTTCATTTTCAAATAAGATTGCCAACGCTGAACGTCGCCCAATAATATCTCATTTAAACTTGTTGGAACTTTTACTCTCATATCTTATTAATGTAAAAAATCGATTATTGTTACATGAACCGGATCACCATATTTCAATTTCTTCGGTTGATGCTAATGTAGAAACTTCATGATATCGGATCCCGTCAATGGAATGATTCCAATTGTCGATCGGAATATTCAAATTCACATTTGTGATCTTGTCTTTTTTCCAAATGTATTTCCGCAATTCATTGATGACATCAATTGAAGATCCCGTCACCAAATACTCTTGTTCTTGCATGATGCCTAATCCAAATTTAATTGAATCCGCACCCTTTTTTGCGCCCATCGCTTGTATTCCGTACCCTTGCAATTCGGCAATCGATTTTGGTTCGGCGGAATCGCAATAAACCGGAACGTCCTTCGGTAATAGTTTTGCCAATTGAGAGTTTGACAATCCCTTTTGATATATGATTTGATTCAAAATCCGGTTGTCGTTGTGTTTCCAAATTTCCGTTGCGGCGGACGGATCATTGGTGTATCCAAAATCCAATCCTACACCCAACAACCGCGCGTCCGGCGGCATGGAATCGATGATCGTCCAATTGTTAAATATCGCGCCTTCAATGTTTCCAATTTCACCGGTGATGTACACACGGCACCAATTCGCCCAATATGATGATCGGATATTCTTTTCATCATTCCAATCGCCATCGATGTCATAAAATGCGCGTTTCATTTTCAAGTTCAAATCAAAAATGATGTGATCCGGGCAACCTTCATTGTCATGATATGTCAAAATCAATTGTTTCGCGGTTGGATCGTTGACGAATTCGGTGTGCGCCCAAAATTCATTGTCCGGATTGAAATCCATTGTTGTGTATTTGGATCGCGTGATCAACGCATCCGCAATCGCAAAGGATATATGATTCGCTTCGTTGATGAACAATCGATCACGTTTTCCGGCGGCTTTTGCTTTTCCAACCGTGTCGAATGATTTGAATTCAATGATCGATCCGTTTCCGAATTGATATTGCATTGGTGATCCCAACCAACGGTCATCCTTCCATCGGTTTGTTTCCATCATGATTTCTTTGAAGATCCGAACGCAACCCGCCTTCACCGCCGGAATGGATTCCGCGACGCATGTGATCAATGTGTTTGGTGTTTTTGCAGCGTGTGAAATTTCAATCGGAATGACGGAATATGTTTTTCCTGCCCACGTTCCGCCTTGAATGATTTTTTTCCGCACATTCATCGACAATATTTTGCGGATCGCGGTTGTTCGAACAAATGACATACTTATTCTTTTGAATCATTTGGATCCGGATCATCATCATCCGGAACATCGAACAATGGTTGTTCTTTAAAATCACCGATCATTGATTCGGTGCGTTCAATGTATCCGCGTTTTTTACCTTTTGTTTTCAAGAAAAATATTGTTGATGATGGCACACCATTTTGAATTTGTTTGAACAATTGTGATTCACCAAAATCCAATGCAACGTCCGACAATTCATCGACGGCGGCTTTGAATTCCGGATCATCCTTCATCCATTGGTAAAATGTTGAACGATCAATTTTTGTCAAACGACATGCGGATGTGACAACGCCCAACGATTTCTCCAACGCTGCCAATAATGCCGTTTTCCTTTTTATAGTGTTGGAATTGTCGGATTTGTTTTTCATTTCTTTATATCTTCAATCAAATATTCACCGCGATCATCAAAATTCAATCCAACATATTTGCACGTATCATACTTGGTCATTAATAAAAGTGTATGTTTCATGATCACAATCATAATTCACCGCAATTTGTTTCGATGATCGTTCCTAATGGCGTGACAATCTGTTCATGGAATTTGAAACATTCGATATCCATTTGTTCGACATTGTAATCCGATCCGGTGATGATTCCATCGACCATTGTTTCACAATAACACGTTTTTGTTTGTTCATCCGGTTCACATGCTAATAACGCCAAACCGATCATGACCACCATCCATGCGATCCAAATCCTTGTGATTGTGCGTTGTATTTCGTTTTTCATATCTTATTCTGTTAATCGAAACCACGTCACGAATTGATCACGTGTGAATTTCTTTTGTTTTATTTCATCATAGCATTGTTTCAAACGCGCGTCGGTGATCTTTGCGGCATTTTCTTTTGGTTCCGGTGTACCTTTGTCAAAATCCAAATCCGGTTGTTCGTTGTCATGCGCAAACGTTTCCAATCCCCATTCTTGCAAAGGTTCGGAATTCCATTCATTTGACAAAACATCCCAATCCCAAATCCCAAATGAAACATTGTCTTTGATAATGAATTCGCGTTTCTGTTTTGCCGTCCAATTCAACACCTTATCCGTTGGAACTTCTTTGATGTTTAATTCGCGTAATGCCTTCAATCGCATATTTCCGCCCAACACAACATTGTTTTCGTCGATGATCAACGGACGACGTTCCAACATTTCCGGAAAATCAATGATCGATTGTTTCAATTTGTCAAATGCGATCGTTGATAAAATACGCGGGTTTTCCGCGTTTTCCTTCAATGTATTTATTTTTCTATATTTCATTGATCAATTATAATCTATATTCTATTAATGCGAATCATTCGTTTTTGTTACTTCACCGAAATCATATTTGTTTTCGTTTTAATGTTTTTTATCATATAGTTGTGTGTAATTTATGAGTGAGTTATTATACCTTATCGGGTATAATATAGGTTAATGTATCATATATTATACCTTATCGGGTATAAAACTACACACAACAAAGTATATAATTCATTAAAACGAAA